TCGCCGCGTCGATCTTCCGCTTCGAGTTCTTACCTTCCTTGCGGATGAGGGTTCCTTGGGGAACCTCGTAGGTGACTGCGGCGGTGATGTGGTTCATCAGGTCCTTGTTGCCGTCGTGGCAGATCTCGCGCTGGAGAATGACGGCGGTGTGGAACCGCTCAATGGCGTCGGCCATCTTCTGGCGACGCTGCGGCGGGAACTCGAAGACGATGTCCCTGCCGTCGCGGTCTCGCTCCTGGAAGTCCAGGGCCCATTGCCCGACAAGGTTTTGCCAGTACGACGGGTCGGCCAGAATCCACTCAACCCTGTAGGTCTCCACGGCCTGGCGCATCTTCATGTCGACCAGGACCGTATCCACCTGCCAGTCCGGATCGTTGTCCGGCTTCTCCTGGAGGTGGATCAGGAAGAGCTTGCCGTCCTTGAGCCGGCATCCCACGATCGCAGTTGAGTCCGAGCGCAGCGAGCCGTCGAACCCGATGGCGATCTGATCGCCTTCCTTGATCGGGTCGGTGTCGTTTCGCAGCTCTTCCCAGTCGTACTTGTTGATCCAGGCGTCGGCGGTTTCGGCGATCTGGTTGAGGTAGAACCGCCAGAAGACCGCGTCCGGGGTAAGCGGGTCGGTGGCCTTGGCGACCAGGCCCTCAATCGGAGCCCAGTGGCTATCGCCGTACGCTTCACGAAGGGACTGGAGAACCGTCTCGGTGTCCTTCAGGTCATCGACGGGCCTGCCCTCCCTACAGTCGTAGAGAAGGCCCGGAGTGTCCTGGAGGTAGCTCTCGAACGTGCGCTGCGCGACCGAATCCTCGTTCGGGTCGAAGGCGTTGGTCGTCTGCATGAGACGAGAGCCCGCGGACATGGTCTTGTCGACGTTCCGCTGAAGCGTCTCGTAGACGTAGATGCCGCCGTTGCTGCTCACCCAGTGGTGCGTCTCGTCGCAGATGACGAACGTCGGACGGGCGCCTTCGAGTCCTCGCGAGCTGGAAGCCACGGGCTCGATACGGCCGGGCCGTCCGTCGCGGAACTGAATCCGCTCCTTGCCGATCTCGATCTCGTAGTGCGTCTCGGCCGGAGACTCCGAGAGCATTCCTCGGATCATGTCCCGCGTGTTCGCGGTCTGCTCCAGGGAGACGGCCGCAATCTGGACGAGGGGGAGCCGGACGGGAACCGCGATGGGGTAGCCGTTGTCGTCTCGGCCGCCGTAGCGGCAGGGCCCGATGAACTCGATAATCGCGAGCGCCGCTAGAAGCGGCGTCTTCCCCCAGCCCTTCGACCGGCGAAGGGAGACGTTCTGGTAGAGCCATCGCCCGGCGTGGTCGATGGCGTAGGCCCAGAGGATGAACCGCTTCTGCTCGTTGGTGAACTTCCACGGCTTACCCGCGTTCTCGCCGTCCGGCTGGACGATGTACGTCTCACACCAGCGCAAGATGGCGTAGCCGAGAGTGTCCTTGGGGCTCGGGACTCCCTTAGGGAGATTGCCGGTCTGTGCGTTCCATTCGACGTAGTTCGCCACCGGCTCACCTCCCTATGAATCACTCCTCGCTCAGCTCGGCGTAGAGCTGCATGTCGACCTCGGCCGGAGGGGTGACCTCAACGGCCGGCTTGTCCTTGTCCTTCAGCGCGTTGACCTTAAGGCGCATGCGGTCGCCGATCGTGGCGCCAATCAAGCTCTCCGACTGGCGGATCTCGGCCAGGGTGAAGTGCCCTGGCTTCTTGAAGTACTGCTCGACCAACGGCGCCAACATCTGAAGTCGCATCCAGTCGGTAGAGCTGAAGTACGGGGCCTGGTCGCTGTTGGCCCAGGTGTCCCACCACAGTTGAGTGGCAGCGCTGTAGCTGGCCCTCTTCTGGAGCTTCTTCAGCTTCTCGGGAACGAAGTGGTCCTGTTCGAGGTGGGACGTGTCGATCTCGTTCCTGCGGACCCTGGTTTCAGGGTCCTTGGGCATACGCCCCGGACCGGCCATGACACCTCCTCGGTACTACGAAAGAAGTAAGCGGACGCTCTGACCGACTGAGCTGATGGGCTTGGAAGGAGCCCCTCGGCCGGAGAGGTAACCGAGGGGCTCCGCAGCTCCAGGAGCCGGCGCCTTGGCTGCAACCGGAGCTGAGACCTAACAGAAGGGACCGCAGGGATCGGACAGCGTCCACCAGCCGAAGGCGAAGTGTCCGGTCAACCAGGTCCCGAAGACCAGGAAGAGGATCCGGCCAACCCAGGTGCGGCGGTCGGCCTTGAGGCCGCGGATGTTGAAGGCGTTCCAGCCCTGCTCCGACAGGGTGTCGTCCTCCCGCTTGTTGGCGAGAGCAGCGCCCTCAAGAACGAAGAAAGTGGCGATCCAGATGATCCAGGCGACTGTCCACCGGTTGAACTTCTTCATCGCCGAACCCTCTTCTTGAGCAGGGCCCGGCGAGCCTGACGGGCTCGCTGGGCATCTTCCTGAGTCTTGGTCTTGTGACAGCTCTTGCAGAGCGTCTGAAGGTTGGACAGCTCCCAGGAGCCGCCCTCCGCTACAGGGGTGATGTGGTCGACCTCGTTGGAGCCGACCTTGCCGCAGAGTCGGCAGACTCGGCGGTCTCGACGGAGAGCCTTCTTTCGTAGGCTCTCCCAGTTACCGGGGCGCTCAGCGCGCCAGCGCTCTTTGGCGCCCTCGAAGGGCTTGGGAGCGTGCTCGTCGCAGAAGGATCCGATGGTTGCTTTGGCCATACACCGGACTTGCCGGTAGCCGCAAAGCCGTGGTGCACGCGGCAATGAGCACACCCCCCTTCCCTGTTCTGTTATCGGTCGTTTCACAGTGAAGGCCGCCCTGAAGGCGGCCTTTGAACTGTCTAAGTACTGTTACCTGGCAGGCGCCTTAGGGCGCCTGCACTGTGGAAGTGGAAGACTGCCGTCTTCCCCTTCCCCTTATAGAGGTGTGCCCCCAGCGCGAAAGCGGGGCAGCTCAGCCGTGTGATCTCGGTCACGTAGGTGGCCTCTGGTCTGATCTACGGAGCGTGAGCGTGTCGGCACGTAGACAGCCGACCTGCCTGGACGAGGTCCAGGTCAAAAAAAAAAGTTTTACGTTCAAGTACCAGGCCCTCGGGGAGGGTGATTGCCCCCGGTAACAGGGGATGTGACGTCCATCTCCCGTACCGGTGGGAGTACCTGACCTGCGCATACGTCCACGACGCTCACAGAGGGTGAGAGGTTTACAGAGAAAATCTCAGGGTCAGGTGAACGCCCAACTGTCGCATGTGACGGGTTGTGACCAGGGTTTGGGACGATGCATACTCGTTCACGTCAGCACCGCAAGGTGCGGACGGGTATGACACGGGGGTGTGTCTGCCGAGGGGCCGCGGGGCTGCCTGGAGGCCGGCCAATCTGGCACGGAATCTGGGACCTGACCTGCGGAATCTTTAAAACAACGTTATTGGGTGAGAGCTGCGACGCCGAGCTGTACGGCTCACGGCCGAGCACTAGCTTCGGCTCAGTGACAGTTGTATGGTAGCGGTTTGGTATACTCTCGGACGACACCCCCTCCGGCCTGGAAACAGGCCGGTCGTCTAACCCGGAAGGTAACTTCCCCATGCCCTACGCACCCAAGTTGGAGCGACATGAGCTAGCACATCTTCTACGTGACAAGAAGATGACTCCCTCCCAGATTGCCGCGCAGACTGGCCTCTCGGAGAGCGGGGTCTACCAGGCAATCCGTCGCTACGGGCTGTCCAAGCCGCGTTTGAGCCACAAGTGGGCGATTCCGTGGAAACTGGACAAGCAGCGGGGCCACAACGACTGCAAGACGGCGACCTACCTGGCGCATCTGTCTTCGATTGCCCAGGGGAAGGAGATCCCGCGTGACAAGGCTCAGACTGCGTTCCACTGGGCTGAGCGTCTGGTCGAGGCCGGGCTAGACATCGACTACGACCGCGACGTCCCCCCGAACGACGAATCCATTGTCGGAGGCTTCTTCACGAAGGAGGCTGACCCGGACAACTGGCACCTCAAGCACGTACTCGAACGGGCGAGACTGGGTGCCGCGCGTCAGTAGTCAGCTCACTTCTTTCTTAGGGAGGCGGCCTCACGGCCGCCTCCCTTGCTTTCCACTCATAACCGCGCGCCCCCATAACTGGAGAGAAAGTGTCAAAGTGTGTCGGGCCCGTTGACCCGTTCGGCCGTATCGGTGACTGGGAGACTGTCGACGAAGGTCCCCATGGGACCAAGCTTCTTCGTCTGGCCTACGCAGACGGGTTCGTCTACCTGCTAGCGATTCCGAGAGGAGGCACCTGTGACCCGGAGATCCTGACGGGGCTTCCCGAGGGGGTCTGGATGGACGCATGGCACCCGTACATGAACGGAGAGACGGACGACCCGCACATCTACGTCTCAGTCTGGGTGTCCAACAACTAAGGAGCGAGGAATGACGAGTGGGTAGCGTAAAGGCGATGTCGGTCTCTCGCCTGGAGACCTACGCGAGCTGTGGGCACTCCTACAAGCTCGACAGGGTCGACAAGGAGCCGCGGAGACAGGCCGTGTGGTTCATCCAAGGCACTGCCGTTCACGGCGGGCTGGAGCACTACGAGCGCAGCCTGAGGCAGGTCTCCGTGGACGAGTGCCTAGCAGTCTTCGAGCGGGTCTGGCACGAGGAGCTGGCCAAGGCCAAGGACAAGCAGCCGGATCCGTCCATGTGGATGATCGGTGGCAACCGCAAGCTTGAGACCGACATCGCCAAGCGGTTCGAGCAGGGCCGTGAGCAGATCGAGGGTTACATCGCCCAGAACCAGCCGGGGGACGATCTGTCCCCCGTAGAGATCGCGCCGGGCGAGCCGGCACTTGAGGTCGGCTTCGAGTTGGACTTCGACGGTGTCAAGGTCTTGGGCTACATCGACTGTGTGCGTGAGGAGCGTGCCACCGGCCGACTCGTGCCCGAGGACTGGAAGACCGGCCGCAACGTCCCGACCGGGCCGTTCCAGCTCGCGACCTACCGGTTCGCCCTGGAGGAGCTGACCGGCCAGACGATCGAGTACGCCCGGTATTGGATGTGCCGGGAGAACAAGCCGGTGACGGTCGACCTGCGCAAGTACACCAGGGAAGAAGTGGCGGACTGGTACCGCCAGCTCGTGACCGGCATCGAGAACAAGGTGTTCCTGCCCAACCCCGGCGACTGCTTCACGTGCACCGTGAAACCGTCGTGCAAGTACGCCGCATAACCGAATAGCAAGAAAGACGCACCCGGCCATCGAGCCGGGTTTTTTGATGCCCTCAAGAAAGGAGAGGTTCTTGGACAAGATTTTCGTCGTCTTCGATCGGGACTACGACGAGGTGTCGTATCCGATCGCTGCCGTCACCAACAAGAAGGACGCCGAGCAGTGCGAGATGGGTGACGAGGTCAAGGAAGTCCGCCTGTTCACCGGCCCGGCCGAGGTACGGTACCGATTCGTCCTGACCTGGTACAGCAATACCGGCATGGAGGGTGACATCAATATCACCCGGCACCTGGCACTGTACGACGGCCAGGTTTCCCACGACTACTACGGCCGTCACCTGACCGTCTTCGGCTGGGACCTGAACGAGGTCATGGAGCGCTTCCAGGCGATCCAGGCCGAGATCCTCAAGGAGGGCAAGTGAGTTCAGTTGAGTTCTTCGACTTCGTGGGCGACAAGGTTCGGGTCGTCCTGGTGGACGATGAGCCGTGGTTCGTCCTGACGGACGTGGCCAAGATCCTGGGGTACAGCCACGTCCCGCACGCCAAGCGCATCTTGGATGAGGGCGAACATAGTGTCCCTTCATCGGACACTAAGGCTGACCTGGGTGTTCGAGGCTCACTGCCGACGATCATCAGTGAACCCGGCCTGAACAGGCTCATCATGCGGAGCAACCAGCCCGCGGCGAAGCCCTTCCAGGACTGGGTCGTCAAGGAGGTCCTCCCGACCATCCGGAAGACCGGCAAGTACGACCGGTTCGACGTGTCGAACCTGACCGACAACCTCCTGAAGGTAGAGGAGGGCTGGAAGGCCCTCGAAGCAACCGTCTCCTTGCTGAAGGCAGAGAACGCGGAGCTGCGTCCCAAGGCCGAGGCGTACCAAGCCTTCCTGGACGTGGAC